TGGCATCGATGGTTAGGGGGGAATTGCTTCCCCCCCATCCTTTAATCGCTGTCTGTTTCAGCTACCGCTGTGCCATTAGACACATCGACTACTGAACCAGTATTTGACAAAACGGTGCAAAAGTTTGTTGTCGGTACATTAGTATCGCGCACGATAATTAAGTCACGAACATCAAGCATGTTTGCTGCACTGTTAAAATACCCAGAGGTATTTACAGTAGCAATGGCATCAGCAGATGTGTACATCCACAAGCAACCATTTGAATCACCGCCAACACGAGTTAGTCCACTTGAAGCAAAAGCCATTTCCTAACCCTCCTAGTTGTTGTCTAAGACTTCGTATATGCCGTTGTCGTTGATAACCACAGCACCCATTGACATCATTGATGTAGCAAGGTGTGAGGCTTTCTCAGGCACATAGTTCAGTTCAGTTGAAACATCGGCATTTACGCCAAGGCCAATAGCCGAGGTGTGGTACGCCATATTCTTGCCACCAGTGATTGCAGACGTTGAGAAGATCTTGAAACCAAGAAAGCTTTTCATTGTCATACCGCCAGCAAACGGAAGGTTCTGATCACCTACAAAGTCTGAACTTGCAAACTCTGTAATGTTGAATAGATCAGCATAACCAGCCGGAGACATTGCAAGATAGCGGTTGCCGTCCTCTGGAATATCGGCTGAACCAAAAGTCTCAAACAATGAGAGAAGGTTAGCCTTGGTAACAGCAGCACCAGTAGCACTGATCTGAGTTGAGTTAGCACCAGCGTCCATTGCAGTGTATAGGATTTCGTCAGTCTTACGACCAAGAGCAGCGGCAGCAGATTGTGCTACAGCCTGACGCTCATCAATGTTGGTCTTTAACTCATCCAGCTTGTCAATGTACTCGGCAGCATAGAAGTCTGCCATTGTTGCTTCTACGGTTGTATGCACCAATTCCATCGGTGTCACAGAACCATTTCGTGATTTCGTTGAAGCAGAGCCAGTTCCGATTTTCTGAAAGCGAACAGTGTTACCACGGACATTACCAGATGTGCGTACTGTATTGCGGAGCTTAGACCCCATACGCTGATAAGCCATGTGAACCTCGGACTCAAACTGCTTAATGAAAGCTACGTCAATTGTATTAGCCATTCGTTAAGTTCCTCGTCTAAAAGAAGTTACATTTACATCGCGGTTGTCCGTTTCGCTCGTCATCCAGTTATCCCAATGGGGCTGTCAGTTTGAAACAGGCCGTATGCTATTGGAATGGCATCTCTACATGAGGAGCGCAACGCACAAAACGGACGCACTCAAAACCATTTACAACTGTTACTTCTTCACAGAACACAAACCCTAACCAAGCTAACCATTGCAAGGTTTCCGTGTGATCAACAGGAACTACATTTTCAAGCATATCCCAGCGATCACAAAAATATTCCAACATGTTTTTTGAAGCACGAAGAAACTTTTTGGGGTGCTTATCAATCTCATCAGTACCAAGAAGCCATATAGATCCTGTCTTCCACTCATCATTATTCAAGATAGGAACAACACCAAACATACAAGCAGGTGTATTTTTGTGAAGTGCTGTGAATGTAACAGCATCTTTGAGCGTTATTGGATAGTGCAACGCCCGCCAAGGCGTTGAACTATGTATCATGCACTCTCTTACATCAGGAGATCTCAAATGATTTTGTAGATATTCCGCGTGTTCATAGGTGGATTCTACAATCTCTAAATCACCATCTGCATGGAATGCATTATTTGTAGAGTTTGGAAAAACCATCATCGACTTTTTTAACAAATGCCATATCCCTTTGTGCCGGATTCCAATAACGAGGATCTTTCTGCATTGTTTGCAAATCTTCTAATGTAGTTGCTGGAGCCGCAACAAAGTTACCATTAGGTGTAGCTTGCTTACCTTCTGCCATTAAGTATTCAAGAAACTTGATACCTTGTGCTGAACTAGCAAGAAGAACTGCCTGATCTTGAAACTCTTCTGGCAATTGATTTTCAGACCATAACTGAGCAGCTTCAATACGAGCATCAGCATTCTCGCCTAATGATAGTCTTTCAGCTTCCAAGTCTGGTTCCTGAGATGCCATATGCTCTGCATATTTAGCAATACCATCAGCAAACTGTTCTTGAGAAAAACCATTTTCGTGAGCATGATCTGCCCACCATGCGAGCATTTGATTATCAACTGCCTGCTCTTCATCAATAATGTCTGGCAAAACATAATCACCAGCCGTTTCCGGCCTGCCTTCAAGAGCCTCTTGTTTTAGTTCAGCTCTCATCTCTTCTTTGCCTTGTCCTAATTTGGATTCTAGCGATGAATAAGATGCTGCCATATCTTCTGGTGTGTTGAATTTCTCTGGCAACCAGTCAGGACGCTCAGAGACAGGTGCTTCTTCAACTGCAACTTCGTCAGCTAATTCCACATTATCTGCTTCATTCATTGTTGATCTACCTTTTGTCCATGATTAATACGCCTCTCAATGAGGCCAACAAGATACCGCTGCCCCTCAAGATGGCGCAGTTCGGCATCACTTGCATTCGGCCCTTGAACGGATTCAATGGTTATCGAACGCAAATACTTTAAAACGGCTATGCCGTTTGGTGTTTTGAATAGAGAGTTTATATCGCGAGAGATGAGGTCATCATCCTCTTTGAGGCGTGGAAAGTTATCCACCCCCAAGTGAAGGGATTTGTGTCGCATCTAGGCCTTGCTGTTGTTGTTGCTGTTGATATTGTTGCGCAGCTTCTAACAACTGTTGCCGTTCCACTTTATCTCTCACTAGATTGTCTGGCACTCCAAACTTCTTAGCAAGATACAGCGCAACGTCCTCAGAGTTTATAAGCACGTTAAGAACCTCTGGCCCGAATGTACCTCCGACCATTTGTAAATAACGTGCGACTGCGCTGATGTCCTGATTGGCTTGTGCTTGAGCCAATGGTGACACAGACCTGACTTTGACTTCCCGCCCATTAATAGAAGGGATTTCAATTCGGCCCTGTTTCTTCAGAATGTAAACGACACGCTGCAATACTGGCTGAACCATCTCAGCCTGCAACCTGCCGAAAGCTGACCCAATACGTCTGGATAAATCAGCCATGCGTTCTGCTATCTCTGTAGCAGACGCAGGTGTTTTGTTGGGATCACCCAACATATCATTATAAAGCGCACGTTTAATGTTTGTACGCATATCATTCAAGACCAGATTAGCTACGTCAAAGTTACCTGCGTTCTTGATTGGCTGTAAGCCAGCCGATCCCATAGCCTTTGGAATGATCGTGCCTGGCACAAGGTTAATTGTGTCAGTATTTATAATGCCATCATCATCCATCTGATAAACACCAGAGATAGCCATCTGTGCATTCTCAAGCACCAACTCAATAGTCAAGTTAGTGCTTTTAATTGCACTAAGGGCATTGACTAAAGGGCCACGCCCATATACTTCGCCGCTAGCTTTAGACCAGCGAAAACATACAAACGGATTTGATCCTGTACCTTCATAGCTTTCTTGGAGAATGATTTCTTTATCGCCTACATTTACAACATAGTAATCGAACCTGTCTTCGTTAGGTTTGCTATAGTTGCGGCAGATAACTTCTAATATTTTTGTTTTGGTATCTGGCTGACTAAGTACAGCCATTGCAGTCTTTTCTCCTAAAACCCCCTTTGGATATGCAATAGGGATCTCTGCATTTTTAAGAGAGCGTTCTCTATAAACGTGGTCAATCTGATCATCAGGGCCAGTATCGAGATGCACAGTTGGCAAAGGAATCGCATTAAACCTAACAGGGTTGATCGCGTCTCCTTCTTCAACCAAGAGAACGCCTGTTCCAACCGCAAGATCCATAAAGCTTTCATGTATTTCTTGTCCGAAATTAGAGTTTTGAATGACTTCAAAAACATAATCAGTAACTTCATCAAGGCTGTTGTTAACTGCGTCTTGCTTATCTTTTGGTATCTCAGAGCCAGCTACAAAGTCTGCCCATCTTGCAAAATTGGGAACCAGACCAGACTGCAATCTGGATGCAAACTCTTGCACACCAACAACCGCAGTTTCATCAAAGATCTTATCATCACGCCTCTGACCCGGATTTTCCGTGTAGAAACTTTGACGCATAGGCAATGCATACTCAAAACAATCTTCAAACAACGGCTCAAAGCTTACACGCGCCTGCTTAGCTTGCTCGTATTTTTGCAGCATTCGTTCTGCAATTTGATCCATTAAAGCGTCTCGTCATAATAGCCAAGCGCAGCCTTGTTGCTTGTAAGCAACGAACGCCTACCTGCACCACCGCCAACTTTTCTGCGAGAAACTGTATTCTCAAGTCGTTTTGCTTTAGCTTCTTCTTTTTTTTGTTGAGCTTCTGCCGCTTTATTATCAGCCGCAATCTCGTCATCAGGGCTAACTGCTGGTTTGCTGTTGGATTGAGAAAATAAACACATAATTTAATTCCTTTAATAGCTATAAACTCTGTGTAACTGACTGCATTAATGCATGGCAACGCACAAAATTACATGCGCGACCAAAGACCTTCTCTTCTTTGTTTGGGTTTGCGAGTAAACACATCGAACTCACGCTTGGCTTGGAATGGTCTAGGGGCGTTGCTCATGTTGTGAAGTATTTGCCTGCCCTCACCAGAGCCAAGCATTAAATACTGCAATGCATCATGGATATGAGAGAAGTGGTTCTTGTCTGGCTTGTCAGCGTAACGCTCACCAGATACCTGCATACGTTTATATTGATAACCACCTTCAAAGCCTTTGATGATTGTCCGGCAGCGTTGGTCTATTAACAAGCCAGACTGTCCTTCGATCATTCTATTAAGTGGCGCAGACACGGATTCCAAACGCAAAGCCACATCATTAGATGGCGCAGGCCTTGCCGACAGGCCAGCACCACGCATTATCTGGAATGGTGTAGTCTCATCTGTCT